GACCCGGCATACCAGGGCAAGCTCATGGCGCTGGACCGCGTCGAGCGGGAGCGGCTGCTCAACGGCAACTGGAAGATCCGACCGATTGCCGGCATGTTCTTCCGACGCGAATGGTTCCCCATCGTCGACCAGGCGCCCGCCTGTGACCTCACCGTCCGGTTCTGGGACTTCGCCGGATCCAAGCCGACGCCGCGGAACAAAGACCCCGACTGGACCGTCGGCCTGCTCCTCGGATACAAACCACCGACGTTCTACGTCATCGACGTGGTCAGGATGCAGGACAGCCCTGGCGCCGTCGAAGAGCGTCTTCTCCGCACCGCCGAACTCGATGGGCGAGGGGTACCGATCTTCGCCGAGCAGGAGCCCGGGTCCTCGTCGCTCTACCTCATCAACTCCCTCGTCGACAAACTGCCCGGTTACATCGTCACCGGCATCCCGAGCACCGGGAGCAAGCAGACCCGGGCGAAGCCGGTCTCCAGTGCCGCCGAGCACGGTAAGGTCATCCTGGTCCGGGGCGAGTGGAATCGGACGTTCCTCCAGGAGTTGGAGTATTTCCCGGACGGCGCTCACGACGACCAGGTGGACGCCCTCTCCGGCGCCCACGCTGCCCTGGTGGAACTGTGGAAACTCCTGGCGGCAGGCGACGAGGGAGAGGTCGTGACGTATGGAGAAGAGGTTAATATCAGCCCGGTGTAACCATGGATCAGGAAGCGACAATGGAAAAGATACCCAAGTCAGCCGCCGAGCAATTCGAAGAACTTAAACTTGCATCTGAGGAACTATTCCTTGCGATATGCAAGGCGTTTTACATCGATCGTACATGTGATGTGCTAGAAGTGTATATCAGAAAGGTGAGGGTCAAAATATGCGGCCCCGATCGTAAGGTCCGGTGAGTATCAGCCCGGTGTAACTCCTACTATATAATACCTACGATTTTACAAATTTATAAATTCCTACATTTATAAGATGTTGTAGCCCCTAAATATACGTATAGCCAAATCGGAGGCTCACACATGTCTAGACTAGCAACATTCCTGATCGCGGTCGTCGACGCCATCCGCGCATTTTTCACCCGCGCATCGCCTCCCGATCCTCTCGCGCCCCCGAGCACCTCGCCCGGCGCCGCACCCGGGCCGCGTCCGATCTCTCCGGCCGTCCGCTCCTTTGTCCTCGACGGCCACACCAAGGAGATCCAGGCATCGCTTGTCGAGCAGATCGAGCAGTACGAGGCCGCCGGCGCAACCTCCTTCACCCTCCGGTATCCGGGCGGGTATTACGTGATCCGCGACGGGCAGGTCGTCGGGTCCGGGAGAGGCGAATGATTGAGGCACTCCCCCTCGATCTCCTCTACCCCGTCGCCGCGATCGCCGGGACCGCGATCCTCTCTGCCCTCGCCGGCCGGGCATGGGGTCGCCGGACCATCGCGGCCGCACACGCGACCCGTGCAGCCGTCGATGTCATCTGTGACGCGATCGAGGACGGCACCATCACCGAGGACGAGGTCCGGGCGATCGTCGCCGCCGGGAACAACTGGCTCGCGGTCGTGCAGGCGGAGCCCGAGGCATGAGCACAACCGCCGCCGAGGCGCTACCGGCAGCGCGCCGGATCTGTAATCCTGAGGCAGAGGGGTCGAGTCCCTCCGGCGGCTTTTCGGAGGGCCGGGTATGAGCAGCACTACCCCCCCACAAGACCTGCAGCAGTTCGCCGAGCAGGTCGTCGCGGTCCTCGACCACTACGAACTCCTGATCGAGCGGCTCGCCGTCCTGGAAGATCAGCTCAGTGAGCAGGGGTGGCAGCGGCTCGGCGGCAGCGACCACGACTTCTCCCGCGAGGGGCTCCGGGCTCTCTCGAAGATGGTCCGGCTCCGGTGGCTCAAGAACCCGCTGATCAAGCGGGCAGTCGCCGTCCAGTGTCTCTACGTTTGGGGGCAGGGCGTCACGCTGCGGGCCGTGCACCCGACCGTCGACGCCGTCGTGCAGAAGGTCCTCACCGACCCGACCAACCGCACCGTGCTCGGCGACGTCGAGGCCCTGATGCGGCTGGAGACTGAGCTGCAACTCTTCGGCAACCTGTTCTTTGCACTCTTCACGAACCCGAGCACCGGGCACCTCAAGATCCGGACCGTCCCGTTCGACGAGATCGCCGCGATCATCTCGAACCCCGAGGACGCCCAGGACCCGTGGTATTATCTCCGGGTCTGGACCTCGACGACCTACAACCCCACGACCGGTGTGAGTGAAGTCAAGCAGCACAAAGCCTATTACCCTGACTGGCGGTACAACCCGGCCGGCGGGCACCCGTCGCACATTGCCGGTATCCCCGTCAAGGACGCCGCGATCTACCACGTCAGCGTCAACCACCTCAACGATATGCAGTTCGGAGTCAGCGAGGTCTACGCGGCCTGCGATTGGGCAAACGCTTACAAGGTGTTTTTGGAGAAATGGGTCACGATCACCGACGCCCTCTCGAAATTCGCGATGCAGCTCACCGGCGCGAACAAGAAGGCTGTGACAAGGGCCGTCTCCAAACTCCAAGAGATACTCCCGAGCCTGCAGCAGAACCTCGCCGAGGCCCGGGCACAGAGCGGCGGGCAGGTCGGGGGCATCCTGGCCACGACCCCCGGTACGAAACTGGAACCGATCAAAACGAGTGGTATCACCACGAGCATGGACGACGCCCGCCGGCTCATGCTGATGGTCTGCTCGGCGACCGGCATCAACGAGCCCTACCTCACCGGGGATCCGAGCACCGGCAACCTCGCCACGGCCAAATCGATGGAGCGCCCGATGGAGCTCCAGTTCACCGCCCGGCAATCCCTCTGGCGGTCCGTCCTCGGCAACCTCCTCGGCTATGTCATCGACATGGCGGCGATGGCTCCGTCCGGGCCGCTCAGCGCGGGCGCAACCGTGGAGATCGACGATGACGGCGACCGCATCGTGACGCTCGGCATCGATCCGGAGACGGGGGAGCCGATGAACCGGGCGGTCGAGGTCAAATTCCCGCCGATCCTCAAACACGATCTCCTGGAGCAGATCGACGCCATCGTCCACGCCGGCACGCTCAAGGGCGCCGCGGCGGCAGGTACGATCCCGATCAAGCATCTGACTCGGATGCTCCTCGACGTCCTCGGGGAAGAGCACGCCGCCGACCTCGTCGAGGAGTGGTTCCCTGAGGGGGTGGAGCAGCCGGAGGATAGCGAAGCGGCGCTCGCGACGGCGATCGGGAAACTGGAGGCATATCTCCGGGAGGTGCCGGCATGACCTCGCTCCGCGACCTCCTCGAAAACATCGCCACCCTGACGAAGATCTGGAAGCGAGACCGGGCACTCAAACCTATCGAGACAAAACTCGCCCGGCAGATGGCGAAGGCGTTCCGGGCGCACCGGGCCGTCTTCATGCGCGAGTTTGAGCGGGTCGGCCCGAGGATCCTCGGCGAGGCCTCCGCCCCCCCTGCGATCGAGGGGGCACTCGAAGCAGCCTACCAGGCGACACTCGATCTCTTCACCGGCCCGATCGAGGAGGCGGCCGGAGCAGCTATCGCCGCCGCCGCCCGGCACCGGGTCGCGGAGTTCGGCGTCGACTACTCGTTCGACCTCAAAAACCCCCGGGCGGTCGCCGCCATCAAGGACCGGGCGGCCGCAGCGGTCAAGGTGATCGACGCGACCACCCGCGAGGAGATCGCCCGGATCGTCACGCAGGGGATGGAGGACGGCTACAACTACCAGCAGGTCGCCCGGCAGATCGTCGCAAAGTACGAAGAGTTTGGCGTCGGTAAACCGCAGGCGCACATCCGCAACCGGGCGGAGCTGATCGCGGTCACGGAAGCCGCGGAGGCATACGAGACTGGCAACCGGCTCGTCATCGACGAGATGGCGGCGGTCGGGCTGGAGATGGAGATGCACTGGTCGACTGTCGGCGATGAGAAGGTCTCCGACGGCTGCCGGCAGAACGCGGCCGTCGGCTGGATCCCGGTTGACCAGATGTTCCCGTCCGGCCACCAGCACGCGCCCCGGTTCCCCGGGTGCCGGTGCGCTATCCTGTACCGCAGGAGACCGACAGCATGACAGGAGGGATGGAGAGTGTGACAGGAGAATTACGCGAGTTCAGCGGGGCAATTGTCCCGCTCATCGAAGCAAAGGCAGATGCGAACGGCACGATCCCCATCAAGATCATCGATGCCGGGTGGGGCTCGTCGGGCTACTACTCCCGCGAGGTCCTGCAGCAGGCGGCTAACGCCCGGGTCTACGCGGCCGGGCTCCAGATGTACTGGAACCACCCGAGCAAGACCGACGAGAAAGAGCGCCCCGAACGCGACCTCCGCGACCTCGCGGGCGTCCTGACCGAAGACGCCCGGTGGGATGAACAGGGGTCGAAAGGGCCGGGGCTCTACTCGCGGGCGAAGATCTTCTCCGCCTACCGCGACGCTGTGGCGGAGATGGGGCCGTACATCGGCCTGTCCCACTACGTATGGGGCGAGTCGAAGCAGGGCGAGGCGGAGGGCAGGAAGGGCGAGATTATCACCCGGATTGTCGCCGCCCGCTCGGTCGATTTCGTCACCGTGCCAGGCCGCGGCGGCGCGATCGCGGAGGCGTTCCGGGCTGCCCGGCCCCCAGTACCGACAGACGAACAGAAAACCGAAGCAGGAAAATCCATGGTAGGAGAAAAACCCGAGAAACTCACGCTCGAATCGCTCCGCAAGGAGCACCCCGAGATCATCGAGGCGCTCCGGAAGGAGATCGAGAACGACAGCGCCCGCAAGGAGGCGCAGGCACAGCAGGAGAAGAAACTCAAAGAGACCGAGACGGCCCTCGAAGAGGCGAAGGCGGAGAACGCCCGGCTCAAGGAGGCACTACTCCTCGTCGAGGCGCGGACGTTTGTCGAGGCGAAGGTCAAGGCGTCAACGCTGCCGGAGATCTCGAAGACGCGGGTTGCCGAGGCGCTCGCGAAGGACCCGGTCGTCAAGGACGGCAAACTCGACGAGACGGCCTACGCCGCGAAGATCGAGGCCGCCATCAAGAGCGAGGCCGAATATCTCGCGAAACTCGGCGCCGGCAGGGTCGAGGGCATGGGCGCTGGGGCATCCGGCGGGCAGACTAAGACCCTCGAAGAGACGGACAAGGAGCTCGTCGCCGGGTTCATGCGGCTCGGGTTGAGTGAGGCGGAGGCAAAAGCCGCCGTCAAGGGAGCGTGATCAAGCATGGCAAAGAACATCAAGTATGAGCCGGGCTGGAGAAAGGACTACGTCTGTACCAAGCCCGACAAGCCCGTTAGCGGGGACCCCGTCCGCATCGGCAACATGACCGGGATCGCCCTCGCCGAGGCGGCGCTGATGCTCGAGTTCCTCCCTGCGGAGGCTGAGTAACATGACCGGGAAAAACATTTTCGAGACTGACGGGCGCAACCTGAGCCCGACCCTTCGGGAGCGGTTCACCGC